ATTATAGAACCGATGATATGATACTACCACCTAATAATCATAATAAATATTCTACTAAATATGTCTCTTATCCCTGCACTCCCAATCAATTAATATTATTTAAAAGTAATTTAAACCATAGTACAGGCGCACAAAAAGAAGGAAAAAAAATAGTAATCTCATTTAATATAGGGTATAAAAATTTATGAATTTACAAAATTATTTCTGGTACTTCCAATCTGCAATTCCAAATAGAATTTGTGATGATATTGTTCGATATGGTAAACAACTATCTGATCAAATGGCAGTTACTGGTGGTTATGGAGAGGCAAAAAAATTAAATAAAAAACAAATAAAAGATTTAAAAAAGAAAAGAGATTCTAATATTGTGTGGATGAGTGATAGATGGATTTACAAAGAAATACAGCCTTATGTCAATCAAGCAAACGCAAGTGCCGGCTGGAATTTTCAGTGGGACTGGTCAGAGGCTTGCCAGTTTACTAAATATAATAAAGGACAATATTATGATTGGCATTGTGATTCATGGGAAAATGCATACAATGCACCGAACACTCAATCGCATGGTAAAATAAGAAAGCTATCTGTAACAGTAACCTTATCTGATCCTAAAGAATATAAAGGGGGTGAATTAGAATTTGATTTTAGAAATCAAGATCCTGATAAAAAACCTAACATTAGGAAATGCACAGAAATATTACCTAAGGGTTCTTTAGTAGTATTCCCATCACATGTATGGCACAGAGTCTGTCCTATTAAAAAAGGATCGAGATATAGTTTAGTTATATGGAATTTAGGAAGGCCTTTTCAATGAAGAATAAAAAATTAAAACAAAAAAGAAGAAAAGAAAAAAAGAAAATAACTTTTCCACAAAACTTAAATAGAGACAACTTATTTAGTTGCCCTGTCTGGTATGCAGACGAACCAAAGTTTGTAGATAAATTAAATACAGCATCTGATTCTTATATTGAAATATCTAAAAAGAATTTAAAAAAAGATATTGATAAAAGGAATAAAGAATTTGGAGATAAAGGAGATATGGGTCATGTTTTTCATTCAACAACTTTATTAAATGATCCTAATTTTACAGAACTTACAAATTATATAGGAGCTACATCATATAATTTATTAAATGAAATGGGTTTTGATTTAACTAACTTTGAAGTATTTACTACCGAGTTATGGGTACAAGAATTTGCTAAAAATGGTGGAGGACACCATACATTACATACACATTGGAATGGTCATATTTCTGGTTTTTATTTTTTAAAAGCTAGTGACACAACATCTAGACCAATATTTGAAGACCCTAGAGCAGGCAATATGATGAATCTTTTACCTGAAAAAGATAGATCAAAAGTTACCTATGCCAGTTCTCAGATTAATTATACAGTTAAACCAGGAAGAATGATATTTTTTCCCTCTTACCTACCTCATCAATATATGGTAGATATGGGATATGAACCGTTTAGATTTATACATTGGAACTGCCAAGCTATACCGAAAGGAGTATTAAATGTCATTCAAAAATAATAAATATACAGTACTTAAACAAGCTATTTCACCTGAGTTAGCAAATTTTATTTATAAATATTTTTCTAATAAAAGAAGAGTAGCTAGATTATTATTTGATCAAAAATATATATCACCTTTTACTGAATATTGGGGAGTATGGAATGATGACCAAGTTCCCAATACATATTCTCATTATGCAGATTTAGCTATGGAAACATTATTAGAAGAAGTAAAACCTGTAATGGAAAAACATACAGGGTTAAAATTAAGTCCTACTTATACTTATGCACGAATATATAAAAAAGGAGATGAATTAAAAAGACATAAGGATAGATACTCGTGTGAAGTATCTACAACTTTAAATTTAGGGGGAGATCCTTGGCCTATTTATCTAGACCCAACAGGTAAAGTTGGTCAAGCTGGTATTAAAGTAGATTTAAAACCAGGCGATATGCTTATCTACTCTGGGTGTGATTTAGAACATTGGAGAGAAGAATTTACTGGTAAAAATTGTGGTCAAGTCTTTTTACACTACAATAAAAAAGGATCTAAAATGGCAAAAGAAAATGAAAACGACACTAGGCCATTTCTAGGTTTACCTAACTATTATAAAGGCTTTACTTTACCTAAAAAGTAATATATACAGCAATTTGGTGGAGGGATGATCCACCACAGATTCCCTCTGCCTAAAAGCTTTTGTTACAAGGGTTTAAAGGTTCAAAATTTTAAGTTATAATTAATATTATGGCACTAGCAAAAGTACAATTAATTCCTGGATTTGATAAACAAGTAACTGAAACCGGTGCTGAAGGACGATGGACCGGGGGCCAGTATGTTAGATTTAGATATGGATTACCAGAAAAAGTAGGAGGATGGGCTCAATTAGGAGCTGATTCTTTAGTAGGGGTAGCACGAGATCAACATACTTGGTTTGATTTATCAGGCAACCGATACGCTGCTATTGGTACAGATAAAATTTTATATATTTATTATGAAGGAAGTTTTTATGACATTCATCCTTTAAATGCTTCTTTACAACAATCAGGAATGACTAATTGTTTTACAACTAGTTCAGCTTCTAATATAGTAACGGTTACATGTACGGGAAGTCATAGTTTAAGCGTAGGAGATTTAGTAGTATTTTCCAATGTAAGTTTAATTCCAGGAACTTCAAGTTTTACAGATTCTGATTTTGAAAAGACTTTTGAAGTAAAAAGTACTCCTACTACCACTACTTTTACTATTCAAATGGCTGCTAACGAAACAGGAACAGCCTTTTCAACTACTGGAACCGCAACCTTAGACGTTTATTACGTTGTAGGACCAGCGTTTCAATTACCTGGTTATGGATTTGGTACAGGACAATTTGGAGGTACAACTACTACTGCCACAACTACTATTAATAATAGTGGTACATTTGCGTCAGGAGCTACTACCGTTGTTTTAGCCTCGTCTGCTTCAATGCCTGCTACTGGAACTCTATTAATTGGAAGTGGATCTACCGCAGAATTAATTACTTATACATCTAATAATACTTCAACTAATACTATTTCAGGGATATCAAGAGGACAAGGAGGAACAAGCGATGTTACTCATGCTGATGGTAGTACAGTTCAAGATGCTACTAATTATACAGGGTGGGGATCGAATACCGCTGCTGGAGTAATTATAGATCCTGGACAATGGAAACTTACAAACTATGGTCAAAAACTTATAGCTTTAATCTATAATAGTGTAGTTGTAGAATGGGATCCTTCAGCTGCAGGTGCTATTTCAAATCCAAATAGAGCTACATTAGTTACTAATGCACCTACGGCATCGAGAGATATGTTAGTATCTACACCTGATAGACACTTATGTTTTTTTGGAACTGAAACAACTATAGGAACAACTTCTTCTCAAGATGATATGTTTATTAGATTCTCCGATCAAGAAGATATCAATGACTATACTCCTACGGCAACTAACACAGCTGGTACACAAAGACTTGCTGATGGATCTAAAATAATAGGTACCTTAAGAGGAAGAAATGGTAACTATATTTGGACTGATACAGCTATGTTTACCATGAGATTTATTGGGGCTCCTTTTACATTTGGTTTTGAACAAGTAGGAACTAATTGTGGTTTAATTGCTCAGCATGCAGCTATTGAAGTAGATGGTATTATTTATTGGATGTCCGAAGATAGTTTCTTTTATTTTGATGGAGCATCAGTTAAAAAATTACCATGCTTGGTAGAAGATTATGTTTTTGGAGATATAAATAATGACGCCGAATTAATTGTACATGCAGGAGTTAATGATAAATTTAATGAAATTACATGGTTTTATCCTAGCGAAAGTTCTACTTCTATTGATAGATCGGTAACTTATAACACTAGAGATTCTCAAAATATTCCAGGTGGAGTATGGACTACAAATGCAGGAACTTTAATGAAACGAACAACTTGGGTGGATCAAGGTGTTTATGGTAAACCTTATTCCACTGCATACGATTCTTCAGAAACTCCAACTCAAGGAAGTATTTCTGGAATATCCGCAGGAGCGACTACTTACTACGAACACGAAACAGGCAACGATCAAGTTAAAACTAATGGGACTACTACAGCTATTCCAGCTCAAATAGAATCAGGAGACTTTGATATTGATAAAGAAGGAAGTGGAGAATATATGATGCGTATTTCAAGATTCATTCCTGATTTTAAAAATCAAACTGGAGATGCACAAGTAACTATTTTTCTTAGAGACTTTCCCTCGGACACACGAGCGTCGTCGGCCAGTGGTCCTTTAATAACAGGTCCGTTTACAGTAACTACAAGTACTAAACAAGTGTTCTGTAGATCTAGAGGAAGAGCTGCATCTTTTAAAATAGCTAATACTGGAACAGGACAAACATGGAGATTTGGTACTTTTAGAGCGGATATACAAGTAGGGGGAAGAAGATAATGGCAAAGATTACTCAAATTGTTTCTCAAGCAACTCCCCAATACGAACCAGCTAATTTAAATCAATTTGGCAGAGATATTAATAATATTATACAAACTCTTAATACTACTTATCCCCAAGATATAAAGGAAGAAACTGAATCAGTGTCTTATTTCTTAAACGATTAATGGCCAAAAAGAAAAAAAGTCAATTTGGAACAGCATGGTTTGAAAGAGAAAAACCTAGAAAAAGACCAGGCAGGCATAAAAAAAGACTTAACAAAAGTCAAAAACGTATGTATAAGAAATACAACCGACAAGGTAGATAATGGCAAATAAATTTATTAATGCTCAATTCAGTTTAACAACTACAAATCCAGTAGCTGTTTATACTTGCCCCGCTGAAACAGTGGCTATGATTAAAAGTATTCAATCTTATAATTCAAGTAGTGGCACAGTAAGTGTTACAGCAAGTATTACTGATAATTCCGCAAGTGCTACTTATAATTTTTCTAAACGTACGTTAGGAGCAGGTACATCATCTGATTTATTAACAGGAGTAAAAGTATTTGAAGAAAATGATATATTAAAAATTACTGCTAGTCATACAAGTGTAGTTACAGGTACTGTAGCTATACTAGAACAGGATAGAAAATAATGAAAAAATATACTATAATAAATGGGGAAAAAGTTCCTATTATTCAATGTGATTCTCAAACTACTATTACTAATATTAAGACAGGAAAAAAATATAAAAATGAAGAAGAAGTAAAGCTTGCAAATCCTGATCCAAAAGATATAAAAAGAGATGTCAAAATTATTATTCCCAAAGGATTTGATGTATTTGGAGAAAAGCCGTTAAAATAATGGAAGCAAAAGGTGGTACAGAATTACAATTAGCGGAACTACAAAAAAGGGTAGATCCGTCTTATTTTAAAAAATTTCAAATAACTACTTCTGTTCCCGAAAAAGAAGCAATAGACTCAGATAAAATTAGTATTTTATGGATGAAAAATTCATATGATCAACCTAATATAGCTCCTTGGTTTAGTGAAAAAGAAAACCACCGAAAATATGATTGGTATGTATTTAATTCTCACTGGTGCTATGAAAAATTTAGGTATGCATATGGATTACCTAT